TACGCGCCGTCCGAGCCCGCGTCGTTGGCGTGCACGACCAACTGCCCGGTGCTCTTGATGAATCTGTCTGAATTGTCGTCGACGCCCACGGTTCCACCGATCCGGATGTTCCCCTCGACGTGCAATGTTTCATCCGGGGAGAGCCGTCCCACCGCGACGTTGGACGTGGCGATGAGATTGGTCGACACCGTGTTTCCGTGCACGACGAGAACGTTCCCCATGTGGGGCGTCGCGTGCGCGTGGAGGGTGTCCCCGATGCACAGACTGTGTTCGAGTCCTGGATTCGTGTTGGCGATGATCACCCTTTCGGAGGTGTACAGATTGGAAAATTGTGCGTTACCGGTGACCTCGAGGACGGTCTCCCCGTCGTCGTCGATCGTGACGTTGGACCCGAGGATGATTTGTTCACCCACGGAGATGTAGTTTGCGTGAATATTTCCAGACGTGTAGAGAACGTTACTCCCGGTGTCCTCCATGAACAAATTCGATCCGAGGCTAAACTGGTGGTGTGGGTTGGTGTTCCCCACGCACACGTTGGAGTCGACGAAGACTTTCCCCAACACGTGCACGTTCACCTCCTCGGAGGTCGGGGTGATTTCGACGAAATTCGGGGCCGCTTGGGTCCTCCCCACGACGAATTCCGCGGGGGTGGTCACGTCGTGGAGAAATCCTATGAAGGCGTTCGATTCGTCGTATTGGTGAAATAAAATGGCCGTGTCCGTGGCGGCGGTCGCCCCCACCCCCATCTGAATCACCGGTGACTCCACCGCTAAGTTTGTGGGTTGGGTGTACGTGGCGAAATCGGTCACCTCGAGGTTTCCTGTCACTTTGAGGTTTCCCGTGATCTCGACGATTGAATTCGTCATGGTGACGTTACCGGTGAGGTCGAGGACGGTCGCCGCGGTATCGTTGAGTAAAATGTTGGAACCGAACGAGAGACCGTCGATGGCGGTCACCTTTGACGCTAAGAGATTTCCATTCACCACCAGGAGATCGCTACTCGTCGTGTCGATGACGACGTTCGACGTGTCGTTACCTATGATGGCACTACGCGCCGTGAGGGCGCCCATGGCGATACCACCATCGACGGTGATGGCGTTCGTGGGATTATCGACGTCGACGAAGAAAACTCTCTGTCCGTTTGAATCTAAAATATCGAGGGCGTACTGAGGGGCTTGATTGTTGATACCAATCTGTGACGCGAAGAGGGCGTCGTGCAGGAGGACCTTCTTCTGAACCTCGAGACAGATACCATCCGAACGCAAATCATCCATGAAAAGATTGGACCCCATTTGGAAATTGTGGCTTGGGTTCAGGGCTCCCGCCAAACCGATGTTCGACGTGAACACGTTACTGGCCTCGAGGTCTCCGGTGAAAATGTTCTCGATCGTTCGAGTCTCATTCTCAACGTCAAGGGGATCGACCTTCGCCAGATACAATTGGTCGAAGCGCCCTGTGTTACCTATAATCGGCATCCTACATTAGATTAAGAAAATTACGCCGAGAATTTTAAACCGGCGAGTCCTCCTTCCAGATGTAGAACGTTCCACGAGAGGGCGAACACTTTGAGGTCGTTATCGTTCGCACCCACCGTGATGCCCGCGGCGGCGATGGCCGCGGGGTCGTACCTCTCGTCACCGAGTTCCACACCGGTGAGGTCGAGTCTGGCGGAATCGAGTCTCGAAAAGTTCACCGAACCGGAGGGCGTGTACGTGGTCGGGTGGGTGCAGAAATGATACCCAAAGTATCGGGTGTAGAACGGCACGGAATCGGCCTCGCTGTATTCGATGTTGATGGTGGGTGCGTTGTAAAAGTTTTGCACCACGTTGAAATAGAGGGGTGACATCTGTTCGAAAAGGGGCACCCCGTTCAACTGCAAAGTCGCGTCCCGGAAGGTGAACCTGTCGTTCACGGAATCCGGTTGGAGGGCCCGCACGCCCCAGAAAATCGAGCGTACTGGGTGGTTGAATTGACTCAGATCAATCTTATTGTCCCCACCCGTCTCCGTGGCGTTACTCGACACGTACTCAATCGGTGATTGGACCAGGTGTTGGAGTTGGGACACCACGAGGTCGAGCGGACGCGTCATGATGTCAGTCCTCTCCGGGGTGTCGAGGTAGATGTAATTCGCGTAACATTTGATACTCTTTTGGGCGTCGGTGAGACTGGAGACGTTTCCGAGGGTAATTTTAATCTCCACCTCGTGAAAGGCGAGCGCGCACAGCGGGAGGGACCCACCGTCGCAGAAGAAAAAGTGGAGGGGCACGAATCCCTGGATACTCTGTGACGCCTTGTTGTTGATTAGCGTGGATTTCGTCCACGTGTCCGCGAGGTAATTGGTCCAAATGTCACTGAGATACTCGTACGGGTGGGAATCCACCTTGACGCCACCGATGTAGAGATCGATCGTACTCCCCACAAAAAATTTCGTGGCACACTGCGGACCTTCGAACCAGATCGCGTTCACGAGGTCACCCCAGTGTGGGATGACGATGGTGGTGTCCGTGTCCGTCACGGTCTTGATCAGTTTGGGGGCTTGCGAGAAGTTGGTGTGTCGCGTGAATTTTTTCCTGAACAGACTCGAAGACAACTCATCGGTGTTCAGATAGGTGTCCTGAATTCCCTTCGAGATCAAACTGATCGTGGAGCCACCGGAAGACATTCTCCTTATTACAGTAGTTCTACAATTAAATTTCGAAAGAAAACCCTTTCACCATGGGCTCGTCCACCGGTTCGGGCACTTTCCCGTGAATCTTAAATCCACCGGCTCTGTACACCTTCAACCTCTTGTAATACATGGCTGTGAAAATGCTCCAATCGTCCCTGACGTCGTAAATGTGTGGGTTGTTTTGCTTACCGGCGGTCTCTCGCATCACCCGCCCGATCGACTGGACGATATCACTCTTCGGACTCGCGAGGAGGACGGTGTCAAGGGCTGGGATGTCCAACCCCTCGTGGGCTTGGGAGAAGGTGGCGAAGATAATCTTCTTGGTTGAACTCTCCTCCAAATCTTTTTGTTTCATCCCCCCCATGTACAACCCGGAACAACTTTTAAACACCTGGTGTAACATCTCGCAGTGTTGACGCCTCTCACTCAAGACGAGGAGTCTCCGGGTACCCGCGCTCGCTTTTTTGATGAGGCCACACAACATTTGATTCCTGTCCCTCAACTCCACCAATTGCGTGACCATGTTCGGCAGACTTATTTTCCCGTTCCTCATGCACGGGGGTGGATCTCGGAACATCTGGTGTTCGTACGTCACCGGAAACACCTCCACGTCTTGATTATTTTTTCTCTCAACGCTGAAGAATGTTTTCCCCATGAACCAGTGAAGAACTTTCGTGAGACCATCCTTCCTCTCCGGTGTGGCACTCAGACCGAATATGTGTTTCGGGCACATTTTGAATAAACTCTGGGAAAACACCTTGGCGCAAATGTGGTGCGCCTCGTCGACGATGACCGTCCCCACGCTGTCGAAATCCTTGAAGTCGTACTCCTTGAGGGAAAGGCTCTGGAGCATGGCGATGACGAAGTCACACCCCTCCACCTCCAATTTTTTTTGTTGTATCCTCCCTATTCGAGCGCCGGGACAGAAAAAGTTGATCCTCTCCTCCCACTGATTCGCCAGGAATTCTTTGTGCACGATGATCATGGTTCTGTACCGGAGGCGACACGCGATCGCCAGGGCCACCGTGGTTTTCCCATATCCACACGGAAGCGACAAAACCCCGTGACCCGCCTCGATAGCCTTCGCAAGTGCGGTGTTCTGGTGGGTGCTGTCTCGGAGGGTCCCCGTGAACTTGACGTGCATTCTTTCCGGTTCGGGACGTTTATCGCACTGAGGTTCTCCAAATCGATCAATTCCGAAGTATCTTGGAACGCAGATTCCAGTCTTCGTTGCTCTGTATACTTTAAAAGGTGGTGGAGGAAAACCAAACTCCCCATTGACGATCGGTCTAACAGTGAGTTCTTTTTTAATTTCACCGATTTGGGGACACTTGTCCACGATGTACCCCGAACGACACAACATGCTGTAATAATAACTTTACGAGTGCACCCTTTATAAGACTTAAAAAATCACCACGTCATGTCAACATAGTAAATATGCAGAAGGTTTCCATCGAAGAAAACATCAAGGGGACGACGCATCAAATCGTCGATTTAAACAGGGAGATTCTTCGCTACGAGGGTCAACTCCAGTTGTTGCAAAGCCTCAAGAACGGGGGCGTCGAGGAACTCGAGATCGACGAAGAAAAACTCAAAGCGCTCGACCACGTCATCCCGAAGACATCCATCGCGGAGAACATCGAGGAAACCATCAAACGCATGGAGAACATGGCCAAAGAGGTGCACCGCCTCGAGGGGTCGCTCCGGTTCCTGAAAAATATTCACGAAGGGGGTGTCGAGGAAGTTGAGGTCGAGGTTAAAGAACAAACTGAATAACTTTGTAATGCATGAAAGTTTTATCGATTGACATCGGATATCACAACATGGGTATCGTCCTCGCCGAGTGTCCGCTCAAGGGTGACGGGGTCACCGTCGATTTCGTCAAGAGAGTGAGCCTCGAAGATTACAAATACAACGCCCCCACGAACGAGATCGCCGACCTCGTGCCCCTTTTCGTGGAGGATCACCAACACATATTCGACGCCGCCCAAAAGATTCTCATCGAGAGACAACCCCCCGGTGGATTCACCAACATCCAGACCCTCCTCCACTACATGTTCAGGGACAGGGTCATCCTCGTGTCACCGGTAAGTCTTCACACTCACTTCGGTATGCGCCATCTCAACTATGATGAAAGGAAGGAACGGACGGAGTCCATAGCGTCCAAATACATCGCGTGGGACATACCGGAGGGAGAGAGGAGGCACGACATCTCAGACGCGCTCTGTATGATATTGTATTTCAACTTTAGGGCTGGTGTGCACATATTCGATCGCTTCCGGTTCAAACTTTAGATTTTACGCGTGCCTCTCTCCTGAATGTCGTAGTGAATCATGAGAAGATCCCTGGCGTCTCGCATCTGTTGTCTGATGGATCGCCATCTGTCCTCGTACTCGAGGTAACACCCGAGCTGTTTCATGCGTGTCCGGAGGGCGTACAATTCTCCCACCTGTTCCCTGTACACTATTTCAAGGGTACCCCTCTGAATGTGCGCGGGGGTCATGACGTCGAACCGGTCTTTCCCGAATTGTTTGTACCCGAGGGTCGTCACCTTACCCTTTAACCATTTCTTCTCGAGGCGACGAATTTCTTTGTCACAATCGTTGTCATCATACCACGCAAACATTGTATTGACGAATTATTGACAATCCTCTATAAGTTCTTTTAAAAGCAACACGATCCGGCGATGTTTCAGGGAATAGATCTTCGCGGGAGTGTCGACTAACCGGAGAATCCTCTCGTTGTCATCCGGTTCCTTCCGCGCGCGTTTCTTCTCGTTCGTTCGTAAGTAGTCGGCGACGCAATAGATGATCCCGTCGAGAAACTCTTCCCTGGCCATTTCAAACCACGAGTTTTTCACACACCCCCACGTCCGCGGATCGTCGTCGACGCGCACGCCGTGGCCGTACTTGGAGCGACCGAGTTCGAGACGGTCGGTCAGTTGTTGGATGACAGACATGTGTACGTGCACGAGATGTAATAGACGTCCTTGAAACCGAGGGACGAGAGTTGCTTGGCGGCGTATCGAGCGCGTTGACCCGTGTTGCAGTACACGAGAAGACCGCGCGGTGGAAGCGTCGTCGTGGTTTCCCTGGAGATTTGATTCACGGGGATGTGGATGGCACCTGGGTAATGTCCGTTGGAGTACTCCACGGACGTGCGCACGTCGACGACTGCGGTGATCTCCCCGGTGGCGATCTTAGATCTCGCCTGCTGGGCACTCAAGAGTTGACTCCCGGTGAAAGTGTATAACAGGAGGAGAACGACCACCACTGAAATAATTTTGATTATGCCCTTCATTTTATATCTAACATATATTAATGTTCTGGCTATTGATCATAACTTTATCAATCTTAGTCGTGTACTACTACCACCTGTCCGGTGTGAGATACAATCAGATATGCGAGGAGGGTATGGGCGTGGAACTCAAACTCAAGGGACACCTCTCGGACAAGGAGATGATGAAGGCGTGGGTTCGGGAACATCTTCCCCAACACGCCTCCCTCCTGCCGCGCACGCACTACAAGACGAAGGATGTGAGGGATTTGGAAAAATATCTGGGAAGCGACGAGTGCCCGAACCGGTACGTCCTCAAGAACACCCACGGATCCAGAATGAACATCGTCGTGAACGATAAGAGGGTGGTGGAACCCCACAAGATCAAGGGACGCGCGAGGAAATTCCTCGCCACGAAATTTCACGAGACCGGAAGCACCGACAGGAGGCGCCAGCTCCACTACGAATACAACGACCCCCACATCATCATCGAGGAGCACTTGGGAGACGTGCGGGACTTGAAATTTCACATGGTCGACGGGAAGTTGGTGTTCCTCCAGGAGTTTTACCGGGGAAAGGAGACCGTCAAGTATCCGGAGGACGCGCCGAGGGAGTTGGTGGGTGTCTCCGGTGACGTGTACAAAAAAATAAACGAACTGGCGAAGAGTCCCATCCGGTTGGTGCGCGTGGACTTTTTCGAGAGCGAGGGA